GTGCAGCAGTTGGGTCAGCCATGCCGGTGATTTTTGGAGAACCTATCAGCGCCACATTGCCGGATCCGTCCGGTTCTAATTCAATATCAAAATTAGACGACACAGTGCTGATTCTGTGATTTTCCAATCTCATTTGTGTAACTGGCGGAACACCAGGACCTACGTTTAATACGTTTTGTGTACCAAAGGCGGTTACACCTGGGATGCTAGTAATTGCAGATCCTAAGCTGTTACCATCAATAACTTTGGTGCCGCCTATGTATACTGCTTTGCCGGCTGCTAAATTTAGTGTTTCTGATACATCTAACCAGTTACTGGCGTTGCTATAAGCAATGGTTTTATCTGTGCTGCCCTTGATTGTTATACCGGCGCCGTCTGCTGTGGTATTGGTAGGACTGCCCACATTGGCAATAATAACATTTTTATCTTCTACTGTAAAGACGCTGGTGTTTAGTGTAGTAGTAGTCCCTTCTACTGTAAGGTCTCCTGTTACCACAAGACTACCCCCAGTGGTTATTACACTGTCAGTAAAAGTGGGATAAAGGTCTATGGTTCTAGCAGCGGCATTGATAACTATGGCGTTTTCTTGATTAATACCTTTACGCACATTTAATAAAAGGTTCTTATCAGTAGCTGCGTTGGAAATAAACACATCTCCGCTGCTAACAAAAAGATTGGCTTGACCTGCTGATCCTACCACTAGTCCTAGATCTGTGGTTATCTGGATCTGTCCGTTGATAGCATTGGCAGTGTCTGTTCTCACATATGTAGTAGCCAATGCGCCGCCAAGTCTTTCACTGTTGGTGCAGGTCACTGCAAATTTCAATCCTGCTAATGTGCCTGCGTTAAATCCCGGCTGTATGCTTCCAGAAAATCCTATGATTTCTATCTTTGGAGTAAAACTGTCTTTAGCAAAAATACCCAGCAATATACCATTGTTGTATAGAGAAGTTATAATTTTGGTTTGATTAAGTGTATCTAAAATGCTTTCGACTTTCAATCCACTCAACCCCTGTATGGCACTGTAGGCTGGTGCCAATAGTATCGCAGTGGCTCCATCAAAGAAATACAACTGTTGTGCAGTGTTGTCGAACCAGAGATCACCTATGGCCAATGTTGACGGTTGCGTACTGGATATTGTTGCTGAACTGACCGGTACAAAATCAAAACCGTTATATATTTTAAGTTTTGATTCACTAGCATCAAACCATAATTGTCCTTTGATAGGGTTTAATGGTGAGGTGGTGTTGGAAAAATTTTCCAATAATTTCACAAGATTTTCGTTGAATGCTTCGCCGAACCCGCTGTAGTTTTTTCCAATCAATGTTAGATCAGTGGATAAATTGTCTATTTGTCCATCAGCAACTGTTGCTACTATAGTACCGTCTGTTTTGTTTATCTGGTATGCCATTTGTAATTTCCGTTTAGAAAGCCGGAGGTCCGGATCTGATTATATAATTTATGGTTAGAAAAGGATTCATCAGACCCACAGCAGTTCCAAGTGTAACTCCTACTGGTTTCTTAACTCCGCCCGAATCCTTGAGATACTGTGCCTGTCCTGGTGCTGTCGGCCCTAGTCCGGATGTAGCCAACGGGTCGAGAGTGGTTGTTACTGCCACTGCGGAATAGTCTTGTGTAGCTGATCGCAGTGTGTGACTGTGCTCAGGCAGATTAGCTAGTGTTAAGCTCACTGAACTCTGTCCAGCGGATCCTGCAATCACAGTGGCCTGCACGTCAGCTACCCTGCCTGCTGTTCCGCCACCAGCATCTACATATCCACCTGTAGCCACAGGTATGGTACCGGCGTTGTCCATGTTATCTTTGCCCAAGGCAAATCTACCTCGGAGATCCGGTAGTCTAAATGTGTTGACTCCAATCAACGGTGCTACACCGTTATAAAATACACCTATGATGTCGAATAAATCTCCAAATTTAGTTCGTTCAATTTCAGACCCATCACAAAACAGATATCCATCTGGTGCGGTGGCACCTGCATAGGGAAGTATGGCTCCTATAGGAACTGCAAGATCTGCCATGAACGCTTCCCTAGTTTGTTTGAGCAAGCCAGAACTAGACAGTGCTGCTTCACTGGGTCTATAGGTTAATACAAAATCTCCCTTTTTGCTTATATTTGGCGACGGAGCAGATTTAGATGAGATGATATTTGAACTTAATGTGCAATTAAATATTTTAGTAGAAGTACCGATCTGTCCGTCAAATTGCACAGCAGGCGATACCACATCCCCTGCAAGTTGAAAACTGGTTATGGTAGATAACGCTGTGGCAGTATTGGCATTCCCGCTGATGTTTCCATCTAATACTCCTTCAAGTGTGTCTGCAATTACAGTCTTGGCTCTTACAGTATTCCATCGTTTCAACGCAGTTCCAAGATCATAAATGTTTGTAGTTTTGGGCTGCACAATATTTGTCTGGAGTGTGCCTGTAACATCTATACCACTACCTACTATGAGGTTCCTGGCGACGGCCATGCCGCCTGTGGTTCTGATACTGCCGTTGCTGAAATTAGTGCTTTCAGTTGTGTTGTTGACTATCAATGATCCAGAAAACACTGCACTGCCGTCAACATCTAGTGCTTGAGCAGGATTAGCTTGATTAATGCCTACTCTATTGTCAACTACCTTAATGATCGTAGAAGGTATACCGTTTCTATTAGTTTGTATGTCTATGGAACTACCGGCTGCAGAATTATAGATTTTGGCCGCAGTAGCTGAAGCAGACAAACTAAACGCACCGTCTATACCCAGGGTGATACCGTTGTTGTTTCTTACATTCAATCCAAAATCTGTGGTGTTTATTACATCGGTTCTGAGAAATTTACCAGCTTCGACTTCGATGCCACCTACCGATAATGCCTGTGCATTGCGAGCTGTGCCGTTGAGTACTGGCAAAAATCCGCCAACAAAATTTGCTATCTCGGGACTTGTTGCAGGAGCATTGATGTTGATGCCTGCTCGTATAGTGTTAAATCCAGAAATAATGGTTTTAGGAGTAAAGCTGTCCTTACTGAAAACGATTACTGGAATATCAGCTATGTAAAATATCAAAATAAATCTATTGATGTTGTCAGAATCAGCTACTCTTTCAATCACTGGACCATACCGCAAACCGTCCACCGTGCTTTCAACCGGGCCTACTAAAATCCATCTAGTGCCTGTGAATATTCGCAATTGTTGGTTGGTAGTATCAACCCATAATTCGCCCACTTTGCTGTCTTCGACTGCAGGTTGACTAACGCCTTTTTGTATACCAGATGCTGCTTTCCAATCAGTATTGTCCCACAGCATCATTGTGCCATTAACACTGTCATACCATAATTGGCCCTCTATGGGATTAACTGGTTCGTTAGGTGATGCAAAATTTTCTAACAAATTTAAAAAATTCTCTGCAATGATCTGTCCATATCCAGTAACGTTACGTCCAGGAAATGTCAATGTGGTATCTGTGCTGGAAGTATTATCGAACACTGTCAGCGGACTTTTATTTTCTTTATCAGTGAAGTTAACTATGTATGGCATGATTATACCTCAGTGAAACCAGTTAGGCTTTGCACACGTATAGTGTAGTCAATCTGCAATAGTCTATTCAATGATTTTTGCACAGGATGAAATATCACATGCGTGAGTAATTTTCCTTCAGTGCCGTTAGGTCCTAGACTCTGCAATCCCAATTCATCAAACACAAATTCGCCATTCATATCGACACTGTTGTCGAATGCTTCTTGGCCTAAAGGTTCGCCATAATCCAACAGGCAAGTGATCAAAATATCACTGTAGGTTGCACCGCTGATGTGACGGATTTCCATCTTGTTTCTCACTGGATCTTGATTTTCAATAGCATTCTGATCTACTACTTTTTGATAGGTTTGATTATATAGGCTGGAATTTACTCCCACTGTGTTGGGCGTGAGATATGTGATAAGCCCCGTGGGATCTACTGTGGTTCCGCCTGTGCCAAAAATCATTCGATATACTGTACCGTATCCTTGATTACTGAGACTGTTTACCATGGCTACGCTCATATTTTCATAATGAATGGCGTTGCGTTTGTCTACAAACACTTGTTTGGTTTCAGGATCAAGTATTTTGATATGCCCTTCGAAGTGAAATCCGCCGGTTTCATTGGGTTTGTTTTCAGAATTCTGTGGTGCTGTATCTGGATTTTTTGACATATTATTCTCTTGTGTTTCCATCATCATGTATTTATTCAGGCAGTGCCGTGGTCTTTTCGCTAATGAATCTAGCTATTGCAGTGTTGTTATCTGGCAATGGTATACCTTTGCTGGCGGTAATATCACCTCTCTCATACCAGGTTTTACCCTGTCGTCTTAGCACACTTACTCGTGTACCTGCAGGTAATGCAGTTGTGAGTCTTATAAAAGCTGTAGCGCCGTCTACACTAAATTCAGCTTCTTGTAGTTGATCAGCTTCTGGGCTGTAAGCACCGTTGGCTTCTATCCAAACA